TATTTCCTTCTTGCAAATGCAAGACAGGACTTACCTCGCCATTAATAAAAAATTTTGGATTACTGGCGCTAAAGGCGTTAGTGCCACTTGCGACAGTGACCGTATAAGTAATCGTCGCCATTTATGTCCTTACGTATATAGAATAGTTACGCCTGGAGTATTTGTTAAATCAACGTATACTCCTTCGTCAAATAAAATTCCTGAACCTGGTACATAAACAGATAAACCATCTACATCAAATAAGAATTCAGCTATATTTGTTCCAGCTGCTCCACCACTTTTTAAAATAACTCCGCCACTAGCTACGCCAGCTGCTTGAATATAAGTTACTCTAGTTCTTTGAGTAGTAGGTACTACTTGTGCATCACTCGTAGTATGACCAACCTGTTGGTCACTTGTAAAAGTTCCACCGCCTGCCATAATTTGTTTCTCCTTTTAATTTAGTGCTCCCGAAGGAGCACTATTAATTAGTTGTGTATTACGCCCAAACACCTTGGATGTTCATCACAGTCCAAGCCGTTCCACCAGCATTACCCGCAATAGTTACAAAGTCACCTACTTTAGAAGTAGATTTTGTATTTGTTAAAGTAATTTGGTTAGTAACACCTTTGTAGATGATAAATTCACCAGCTGCGCCAGTAACTACCATTCCACTACCACCATCAGCAGCAGTATTTACAAAAGTAAATACAGAACCTTCATTAGATGCTACTGTAGGTAATGTAAAAGTTACCCCATCAGTATTACACGTAAAAGTTTTTCCGCTATCACCAATTGCTACTGAGTAGCTAGCTGCTTTATTTTCTAGATTGTATCCAGTTAAACCTGCTTCGTTAAATTTCCCTTGCAGAACTGGTCCTCTGAATCGTGTTGTTGCCATTTTTATAATCCTCCTAGATTATGTGAATACTGTCTCTAGGTCGTCGACTATACGCGTCAGTATTCTAGTTAATTATTGTATAGTAGTTAGTTTATACCGTAGATTTTGCTAGAGCGCAAGAGGGCTCTGTATATGTTGTGATTTTTAAGAGTAGCGTTTAAGTAGCTACTGAAACTGTTGGTGCAGACAGTTCTATATTATTTTGTCTATCTGCTATTTTGGCCTCTTCGAGTTTTATCTCGGTGATGACTTCTTTGATCTTTTTATCGATCTCCACCATATTGAGAGTATATTTGCCAAACTGCTCATACTCCAGATGCCACCTCAACTCCAAGGACCTTTTTTGTTTGTACAGGTCTTGTACCATCAACAACCTCCTCATAGGTTATTCTTTTAATCTTGGGATCCATCATTTCTCCAAGATATTCCCACTTTACACCTTTTTCTCCTAGTTTGTCAACTATTGAATTTTCAATAGATTCAACATTATCCTCTGCCAGAACTTCAAATTCTGTGTGATAGCTATAAGCGTTGATTTTTACTAGGAATTTCTTCATTCTCTCACCTTATTTTGTAATTGTGGCGGAACAATGTCCCGCCACAAAAATTATTATTTATTACGTTGCGTTTGATGCAAAGGCACCTCTAGGATCAGAGAATCCGAAAACGTATCTCTCTCTAGCTTTGTACCTTACGTTGCCTGTATCAAAGTCACCTTCCATCTTAGTAGTGATAGGTGCTCTTTCGAAATGCTTCAGACCATTAGGAACATCTGTTTTAATGAACCATTTTTTAGTTGCTGATAAGTAGTGGTTAACTGCGTATCCTTGCGGAACCATTCCCATACTTTTTACAGCATTAATGTCATTGTCAGCTGTACCTGTTCTACCTTCAGATTTCATCAATCTTTCAGCAGTAAATTGAAGCGCAGAAGGAATTATCATTTTAACTCCTTGAGCCGCAATTTTTAGGCCTCTTTCATCAGTAAACGCTGCGATGTCTATTAGCGCTTGTTCTAATGAAGTTTCGTTAAGCTCAGCAGCTGTTGTTAACTCATTTGAAAACGAACCAGCTAAAGTAGGGTGTTCTGTGTCGAACAATGCTTTGCCATCACCACCAGCATAAGCTGCTGTGAATCCGTTATTCAATACTGCTGCGCCTTTGATATTCTTAGTAGACGCCATAGATCTTGCTAACGCTTTTGTATATCTAGACGC